AGGCAGAAATGTCTAAAGGAGTTTTAGTGAAAGCGGGTACATCCGCTTTACATTTTTTGAATCAGAACAACACTAAAATAATGTCAGGAATTGCTATTTTAGGTGTGGTCAGTACAGCAGCCTCATCTATAGAGGCGTATAAAACATCATGTGAAATACTTGAGGATGAGGACGAAGACCTGCCGATTATTGATATTATTAAGAAATGTTGGTGGGCATGGATAAAACCTGTTAGTATAGGAAGTATAACTATAGCATGTATAGCAGGTGCTGAAATAAAAAACACGAATAAGCAGTTGGAAATGGCCGCTGCTTATGGTCTTTTGAAAAATTCATCAGACAGATTTCGTGATTACGCGTTACAGGAAATCGGAGAAAGAAAAGTACGTGCAATCGAGCATAAGATCAATGAAGATGATATTCGCAAAGTACTTGATGAAAGAGGCCTTTCTGAGAAAGAAATAGCGTCATGTGATGCTGAGAACGGAGGAGCTTTATTCAAGGATTCGTATACTGGACAGATATTTCCGTCTACATATGAAAAGATCTACAGAGCTGTTGATAGAGTTAATGACAAGCTTGCAAATGTAAAGACGCAAGACGAAAATGGCATGTATAATGGCGGATGCGACAAGGTATCTGTCGCAGACTTCATAGTGGATTGCGGTGGAGACTATTCTGAAGCAGCTGAAAAGTATGTATTTCTACCGTTGTCATTTGGCAAACCTATACCAAGTAAATCTGATATTTGTGATCCGCATGTTATGGAGTATAAAGGACATATGTGCACGATCGTACAGTTAAACTATATTGCGGACGAATGGGATTTTTTCTGTATGAGTGGGAACACTTCAACTAAACGTTCTCACTGATATTTTACCAAACTTTTTCACTCCTTATTATGCACGGGAAATAGGTCCCGTCATTAATTATTAAGGAGGTGCCGTATGGCATTTAAAAGTAATGAGAATTACATTAGCAAGGTTATTGAAATAATTGACAAATTTGTCAGTTCTTTCAAGGATATGATAACACCAGAAGTGTTATCAGCAATGTCCGAAAAGGACATATTATTACTTCATCGATCGCTGATAGCGATGGATGAAATAAATGAACTCGCCTTGGCACATGCCAAGGAAGAGGACAAGAAGTGGAACGAACTTCGTTCCGCTTTATACAGAATCGAGCATAAGCTCGATAAATCAAATAAGGTATATTTGTGCAAGTCGTAAGACTCGCGCAACACAATTGAATATCGGTCATAGGACTTCGTGTCCTATGGCTTTTTTACAAGGATGTGATCTATAGATCACATCCTTAAAGCTTTTTAAAAACCATTTATATTTAGGAGGTAAACGCATGAAAAAGCCTAGTGAGTATGTAATTTATGTAACACGTTTTGGATCTTACACTGATATTTACGCAACTGAACCAACTAAAGCAAAAGCTTTTAAAGCAGCTTTAGATTGCCTTAAGCATGAGGAAAGAGACCTTGGATATTCATCAATAATCCACGGTGACACAACTGTTAGAAGGCTGATGTTATCAGCTTTCTTAGGAAACTCAATAGAATACAACGCTGATATTCTCTCATACGAGAAGGATGGCGATAATGTAACTGTTAATAAATATGGTGTTATAACCATAGTAAAATTATATTAAGGAGGAAAAAAGAATGAGCATGTTAAAAAAGATCAAGAGGAACTTGAAGAAAGGTGTTGACGTGTTTGTTGATTATTATCACGCTGAACCTGCTAGATGTATAGCAGACGTAGCCTTGGGTGTTGCTTTAGGCACATACATAGGTGATTTTATATTGTATGCAGATACGTGTAAGCAGATAAGTGATGTTAGAAAAGATATTGCTGATCTTGCTGCTAACGAATGGCAAACGAGTTGTTTCAATTCTAGATATTTATCAGGTCTTGATACAGGTTTAACGGAACTCACAAAGGCTGTTGAAGAGATTAAGCCTGGTACATACGATCGTGTAAAAACAGCAATCCATATAGACAGTCTGGAAAAATTAAACGAACTGTCAGTATTTAATTTCTAAAAGAAAAGGAGAAAAAGCTATGAAAAAGGCAAAGAAAAAGATATTTGCAGCAATTAAATTGTTTGGTGGATTAGCTTGTTGTGCATTGGGCCTGCATTTAGCAGGCGTTAGTCTCCGGGAATTCTTCCCGGAGATTCCTAAGAAGTCTAAAAAGAAAAAGAGTCATTGATATTTAAAAGGAGGGCGATAAACATATGGAATTATCAGAAGTAACCCGTAAGAATTTTAAAGAAATAAGAACAAAATACCATATATCTGCTACTGATGTCGCGAAACGTGCAAAATTATCTAAAGCAGTTATATCACGTTTCGAATCGAATGACAAAACATATTCTACAGGCACTAACACGAGAAACTATAATGGTTTTACTATAATTAGTACTCTTGTAGATATGATAAATGAAGGATACACATCCGACATGATGCGTAAAGGACATGGACGAAACGCAACAGACATACCAAGTGATAAATTTGTCGAATACATTGTGCAGTATTGCGACGGCAATACTATAGAAGCCAGAAAAATGTTAGAAGCTATAGGTTTTGGCAGATCATATTATTACGATCATAGAAAAGAAACGTATCGTATTAGTAAAAGTAATTATTTATTGTTAGAGCAATTAAAAATGGTCATCGATTTTACTGGATGGACCGAAGAACATTTAAGAGAGGAGATCAACAACATGTCATGGATTCCTGCAAAACACGAAACAGAAACGCCTAAAACCGAGGAGAAAGAGAAAGTACTTGATATTTTACCTAACGAATATGTTGAAGAGAAAGAAGACAAAAGGCTAGATCATTTGCTTAATGGCGAGACGACTACGTCTAAAGAAATAAGAAATAAGAAATTTATATTTGATGGCAATAATTATGTTGTCGAATATGAAGTAGTGGAGCATAAGAAGCAGATAATTAGTAGGGAAGAATTCCTTACTCAGATTGATATTATTGCCGGTAAAAAATCGGCTTCAAGATTAGAAAGGGGATAAAACCATGGATTTAGGATTAATATTAGCACTCGTATCTTCTGCTGGTGGATATTTGAAATCAAGTAAAGATGCGATAAACGTATCTAAAAGTGTTGCAGAAGTAGTATCTTCAAAAGTTAACGAAGTATATGAAGATGATATTTGCGAAGCCTCTGAGAAACTCTCAGAGGCTAAAGACGCATATGAGAAACTGTCCCACGAAGAGCAGATCAAAATACATTCAGAACTTGATAAGAATTCTGAATATGTAAACGCTTTGATAGGATCTAAATCTGCACAGAGTAAAGTAGAATTATATTCTAAACAGCTTAAAGAGTTTAAGCCCAGTTCAACAAATGTAGCAGTAGGAACTGGTGATTCTGCTGTATCCGTACAGTTGAATGATGAATCAAAGAAGCTTGAAATTCAGACAAATCTGGCAACAGCAAAGTCTGAAAAAGCATCGTTTGACGAGATATGCAATAAAATTAAACGTGAAATCACAACACAAGTGAGATCTGGACGTACAGAGGAGTTTGAGGAGGCTAAAAAGTCGTATGATATTTGTCTCAAGAAATACAATTCTGTCGAGACAAATAAAAACAACTATCTTGAACGGCTTAGGGGAGACGAAACCTACATGGATAAGATCCGTAGGGAATCTGCTGCAAAATACATGAGCAAGAACCAGATAATATTATATTCTAGTCTCGAATCAGCTTTGCCAGCTTATGTTTTATATAAGATCTGGAAAGAGGCATTCTACAGACTTAATCTCTTAAAAGAGATTTGACTGATATTTAGGAGGTGTAAAATGGACGTGTTATTGCTGCAAAGTCCTTTTGCCAAAGGATTTTTATCAAAAATCTTGTCTAAATTGATATTTAGCAAGATAGGGTATAAGCCGAAGTTATCGGTGAATACTTTTGATCTGTCTATGGACGATAAAGATGCTGTTGTGAAGTTAGAACTTCATATGGCATCTAAAGATGTTGAAGAGTTGTTAAACAAATTAATATAAGGAGGATTGATATTTATGACAACTAAAGGATTATTAAAAGTTTTGGGATCAACTGGAGCGATGATAGGTGGAGGCGCAGTAATAGGCTGTGCTCTCAAAGGAGTTGACACAACAAGTCTTAAAGGGATCAGCAAAGCATGTGCTGGTCTCGGAATTTTAGGCTTGTCACATGCAGCAGGCAATGCAGCTGCAAATGCTATTGGAAATGACATTGAAAACGTTTCTAGTTTTATTGAAACGTTTTTCAATAACGGTGCTAATGACGAGGATGAAACAGATGAGTAAAATTATATTTTGTGATAGGTGTGGGTCCGAAATAAAGGACCCATCAACCTGTAAAATGTATAGGTCTCATGGACCATTCTACGACACTATTTATATTTGTAAGGATTGTGACAATTTTAATAAAAAGAAAAAGGAGGATCCTGAAGAAGATGACAGAAAATGAAAACAATGTCAATCAACAAGCTGAAGAGCGTAGAAACGAAATAATCGTTACGCTTAACAACACAGGAGCAAGTAATCAAAACAGAAGAGATTCATATTCTTCTGAAAACAGACCAAAAGCTAAGGTTGTCGCCAAAGGAAAGATGAAACAGGAATCTTTTGGTAGCAAACTTAAACGTGCATTCTTCGGCGAAAATGTAGAAAACGTCGGAGAATATATGCTTTTTGATGTAGGTATACCTGCATTTAAGGCTACGGTATCTGACATGTTCGCCAATGGCATAGAGGTATTGTTATTTGGCGAGAGCAGAGGTGGAAGGAGAAGACGACGTGATAGAGAAAGTAGTTACGCTTCTATGTACCGTGATAGTGATTACGACAGACGTGATCGTCGTGATCGTCGCGATCGTGATGACGATATTAGAGATTATCGGGACTTATATTTCGAATCTAAAAGAGAAGCTTCTGATTTTGTTGAAGAGGTCTTCGACTATGTGAAAGACTACGGACGCATATCTGTATCTGTCTATATGTCTATAGCAGGTATAACCGTTGCTGGATGGAAATACGACAAGCAAGGTTGGTATAAAGAAGATCTTGCTGGTCTTAAGCCTATTCGTACAAGAGACGGTTGGGAAATATATATTCCCATTTCTCCTGTTAGAATAAGTTAGGAGGACTCATGGAGGGGATTAATATTCGGATGAATCTCCTTGGTCACAATGAAAAAGGTTTAATAGGATTTATACAGGGAGGACGATATCTCAGTTATTTAGAAAAGCCTAATAATGCGGACGAAATAATTGAGAAATTCGGACTCCCTTATATTTCTCACGAAAATGTGAGAGCTATTAATCTTGAAGTTGATGAGGAGAAAAAACATGGGAAGACCAACAAGTAATTATGATACAAGAGAAGATTTACTAAGCATTGATATTTTCAAAAAAGAAGGTGTTAGGAATTTATCAGTTGCTATAGTTGCCCAAGCGGCTAAAGATGCTTTAAACGGACGATATAAAAATGAAGTTAAAAAGTTTTTTAATTCAGAGTGGTTTAAACTTCTTATGATGTATTACCCTAAAATAGACGGTAACGAAATCTATAATCAAATTTTGGATAATTATGAAAAATGTCATAATTGGCGACAGCCAACTCCTATAACAAATATTAGGAATAAAGGAACATTAGACGATTTATATTCATAAACAAAGGAGGTAATTGTCATGTTATTCACGCTTAGAGAGTACACAGTAACAAAAGGTTGTTCTGGAGAAGCTGAACCTGATAAAGTGACACATGTCTGGTTTCAGATCAAGTCTGTTTCTGAAGCACAGAAAATTATATTAAAAAGGTGCTTCAGAAGAATAAGAAATGGGTATAGTTACAATTGGTATAATTATGAACGTCGTGGAGCATATGATGTTTGGAATGATTTTGATAATCATAGTCTATTTCATGACTACATGAATGAAAACATGCGATATAGATACGAATTCGATAACCTTATAGGTCCGGAAACCGAAAAGATATTTATCATAACGGAGGAGGTATAAGTCATGGATATTTATGTAGTAACTTGTGACGTTCGAAATTATGCATTATACAAGAATTTTAATTGGTATTGTAAGATATTTGTAAGTTTGCCTAATGCTGTGGATTATATTATGGGCATGTATAATGAATTGAAAAAGGGTACAGACGACGCATGTCATTTTAATAAGTGTTCTGATATATTTATTGATAGGAATGAATACAATAATTCTTATGGCAAACAGGTATATTTTGCAACTTTTTACAATTTTGTGTATGCAAGTAAAGAAGCTTATAACAACGATCATAATGATAGTGATGATATTTTGTCGAAACTGTACGCATATAGAATAATTAAAGAAACCATTCCTGATCCTAATTGACAAAGTTTTTTCACTCCTTATATTGAGGATAGAAACAGGTCTATCCGATAGTTATTATTAAGGAGGTATAATATGGAATATTTAGTGAAGACTTTTATGGAAGCTATGAGCCTTAAGGCTCAAGCAAATTCATATGGTAACTGTGAAGTCACAGTTACCAACCAGCCTAACGGCTGGTACAAAGTAATAATAAGGAGAATCCTTGATTAAGGATTCTAAATTGACAAATATAGGCCATGATCGAAAGATCATGGCCTATCATATTTTTACGCATAGTTATAGTTTATATTTGAAAGGAGAATAAATATGGAAATGTTAAGGTCTATTGTAAAACTCGTCAACAACAGTATAATTTATATTTATGCAGATTTAAAGGCACGGTTATGCCTTTTGCTTTTACGCATAATGGGATTGTGGAATCCGGAAGCTTTAAAAGCTTATCACATGTGTAAATACAAATACGATAGAAATCAGGTATGATATTTATGAAAAAAATCTGGATTTAAACCAAAAGGTTACTTAACCCTCAGTGGATATTTTGGTAAACTTGAAAATGGAGAATACCGATTATTCCCTACAGAGGAAGAGTATAAAGAGTATTGCAAAGATATTTTAAATAAGGAGGAAAAAAGCAATGGCAGTAGCAAAGAAGTGTGACAGGTGTGGAAAGTATTACGAGGGGAATATCGAAAACACGTATTCCTACGAAGAGAATGGGAAGACCTTTTATGTCGATTCCATTCGTTTGGGCAAGTGGAATGCTCGCACAAAATCCTGGGACAACATTGTCTCGGGATATGATCTTTGTCGTGAATGTGGCAAGGAGATAGCTCAGGTAGTGCTTGGTGGTGATAAGAACGAACTTGTGACTCATACACCTATAAAGCCTGTTAAGAGAAAGGAGATCGACAATGACTCCGACTCCAATATTTAACATATTTAAGAATATGTTTCCCAACATCCATATAGATAAGTATAGAAAATTCAGAGACACAACAGACACTATTTATATGGAAAATAGTACCGGACATTTTATATTTAAATACGTAGACACCAACGATTGGTGTCTACAGACCACAAAAAACTTTACGAAAGGGGAAAAGAAATGAGTTTTAAAGGACTTATAAGTGCAATTGGCACGGGCATAAGCAATAACACCAGTGATATTCTCACAATTGGTGGTATTGTATTACTTTTTGCAGCAGGAGTTAAGGCAGCCAAGGATACAGAAAATGCTATTGATATTCTTGACGAGCAGCAGGAGTTGATCGATGACATCAACGAAGAGCATACAGAGGAAGAAATGCAGCTTCCTGCTGTAAAGAAAGAGGTAAGAAGCGTCAAAATTAGGACAGCTGGACGTCTCGCATGGAATTACAAATGGGCTTTAGGAATGGCTATAGCAGGTGGTTCCATGGTGTTATACGGTCATCACCTTATAAAAGGTAAGTATGTTGCAACGGCTATAGCGTATAATGGCCTTCAGGCGGCATACGACACGGTAATAGACCGTGCAAGAGAAGCTTATGGCGAAAATGCCGTTAAGTATCTTAAATATGGCATTAAAGAGGAAATTGTCGAAAAAGAAGTCGTGGATGATGAGGGCAACGTTACTAAGGTAAATGAGACCCGTGATATTCTCTACGATGAGTTTTCCGATCCTAACTTAATGATATTTAGACATGATTCTTTATTGTATAGAGAGTGTCAGGGATCTATATTACACATGAGATCTCAGGCAGAAGCTTACCAGAATTACTTGAATCAGCAGTATAACGCAGGTGTCGTTATCATGAAGAACGACATCATAAGATATTTGTTTGGATCTGAGAGCATATATCTCGATGATGCTGGTCAGATACTTGGATATTCTAAGTGGGATTCTAAGAATCGCGAATCTAATGTGAAAGATTGTATTGATTTCAATCTGTTTACATTTGTAGACAAGGATCCTGACACTGACGAGGACATTACATATTTAGCAATGTGTCCTAACATACCTGGGATAGTGAGCATAGATGCTAGTAAACGTAAAACTGGTAAATATATAGCTATGAGGTGATTATGATAGGTATATTTGTGTCTTTAACATTGGCATGTATAGTACCACCTAGTTTTGCAGATCCGGCCTTCTCCACAACGGAGGAGGCTTCTTCTGCTACTAGAATGAGAGCGACATGTTACTTACCTACTGGATATTCTACGTATGATGGAACGATTCCATACGAAGGAGTTATATCTAGTAATAAAGAGCATGTTGGAAAAACAGCTCTCCTTTGGGATGAAAACACTGGAGAGTTCATAGGGAGATTTGAATGTCATGATATAGGCGGAAACTCACAGTTAAGAGCTGGGACGGCGATTGATATTTATCGTGATAATATGAGTAATGCTCTTGAGTGGGTTCGCATTCATGGCGATTATGTATTAGTCGAATGGGAATAAACAAATAGGAGGATTGATATTTATGGAAAACGTAAAGAGAATAGTTGGTGTGGTAAAGTGGTTTTCAGATGTAAAAGGATATGGATACATAACATTCATAGATGAGAATGGAAATCATGTCGATTTCTTTGCTCATCATAAAAACATTATATCCAATCATAAGTTTAAGAAGCTTAAGGAAGGTTGGACTGTGAGTTTTGAGCCTACTGAAAATGAGAAGGGAAAACTTGCAAAGGATATTCGTCTTATAAGCATAAATGACGATTATCAGATAGAGGTCATGAAGAAATTTTTCAATAAGGAGGGAAACTAAAATGGTTAGAGAAACATTGATATTTGTAGGGGGTATGATCACAGGAGCTTGCGTGATGTACCTTTTTGAGAGCAACAAAAAGGCTGAAAATGAAGATAACCGCGATATTAGCAGCGATGACGCGATCAGAGGTATGTCTGCTGATGAGCTTAAAGATTATTATATTCAGGGTCTTATAGATCTTGGATATCCTGTAGAACAGCGCGTTGAAGAGGAACCGAAAGGAACAATCGTAAACCCCGTAGACGATGAGGATGTCGATGATGTATATGACGATTATGCTGACGAAGATGAGGAAGAAGACGAAGGTCCTATAGAGGATAATCCAGATACTTATTATATTCCTGTATCTGAATTTGGTAAGAATGTCAATTACGAATGCATATACTGGGATGTAGACACAGACGGAGATTGCACAGATGAAGAAGGCGATTCTCTTCCTAAAACTTCGTTTGATCTCATTAAGCCGTATACCATAAAAGATATTCTTAACAAAGCTAATGAAGAGGATGTTAAGACTTTATATTTGAGAAACGAGTCTCATAATCTCGATATAGAGATATCATTTGACAATCCGGAGGAAACTAACATATGACAAGAGAAGAAACGTTAAAAGCAGCAAATGAATGTGTAAATGGTATGCGTGAACAGGATTATGGAACGCCTGAAGACAACTTTGATAGAATAGCTAAATTGTGGAATGCATATTTATATTCTGACAAAGAAATACCAGCACATACAATAACGGCTAAAGACGTATCTATGATGATGTCACTTATGAAAATTGCAAGAGTTAGAAGTGGCGGCAATGTCGACTGTTTTGTTGATCTTGCTGGATACGCTGCGTGCGGTTGCGAGATATTTACAAAAGATTCATAACCTAGAAATAGGTTGACTATATGATTGGTTAGGCGTTTTAGGTCACGTCAGCACACCTCCTAGGATTAAACATTACGTCAACAACTGGCGTGACCGCATTTATATTTGAAAGGAGATAGAGGAATGACAAGATTTGAAGAAAATAAAATGGTAATTGATGTAATGCAGAAAAGAGCAGAACAGCATCCAACAGGAACATATGAGGAAATGGTGACGTTTGAGCTTGGTGCGATTGTTACAATACTAACGGATATATCCAAAAGCCTTGCAATACTCGCGGACGATGAGACAGAAATGCAGAAAGTTAGGGATAAATGGTACAAATTGCTATTATGAATGCTGGTAATTGTGTGTTATGTGGTCAGAAAATGAAGATAGTTGTAAAACGTGGTAATGATAAACTTCCGAACATATTCTTTTGCTCTAAATGTGAACGGATAGTAAATGAAAAAAAAGAGTGGAGGGAATAAGGAATGACAAGATTTGAAGAAAATAGAATTGAAACCGTTAAAGACTTGATTGAAAAATTGCAAAAGTTACCATCAGATGCATGCATATCATTCTGCGATTATGATGGCGATTTTGAAGCAGAAATACGCTGGGATATTACGCAAGAAGAGTATAAAGATGGTTATGAAGACCAGCCGTATATTTATTTAACAAGGCCAAGTACATGGAGGCGATAAGACATGAGTATACAGGATCTAATTAAGAAATTGCAAGATATTGTAATGATATATGGCAATGAAATTATATTAACAATAACCGATGGCGAATCTGAGTATAAAGTTAAAGATATAACAGGACAACTATGTTCTAAATGTTTTGAGCCGTCAGACCATGCATCAGAAGCCATTATAAGAATTGATAGAAAGTGAGGTGGGAGAATGACAAACGAAGAAGTTGCATTTGGTTATATGATAGACCAAAATTTTACAGACGAAGAAAAGGCAAAAATTAAAGAGAAGTTAGTCGATCAGGAAAAATACAAAAATTTATACTTGACTAACGATAAGTTTAAAAATTATGTGGATGGATATTGCAAAACTTATGGATTTTCTGTTGACATAGCTCTTATGCATCAACTTGTTAGGGAAACTGGAGATTTCTATATGAGTGTTCAAAATGATGGATATTCTGATGTTAAGAAAGTTGAAGATGATACACCTGATTGCAAATGTTGTTGATATTTTATGAGGTGCAGAAATGACAGATGAACAAGTAGAAGAAATAAATAGAATCATTAAAAAATGTAACTATCGAAGGATGAATGCAGTATGCGCATTAGAGACTTTACCTTGCGAAAAAGTAATTGATTTAGGAAAATGTCCAGAAATTATAGACTATATTTTAAAGGAGGAACATAAAAATGATAAGTGCAGCAAAAGCAAAAATCATAGCAGATGAAAAAAATACCAATATACTAGTTCATAATTTTATTGAAGAGAAAGTATATAGACATATTAAAACATCTGCTGAGAATGGTTTTTATAGCACGTCAATAAGTATTAACAAAGATATTTATTACAAAGGTCAATTTGATATTTTTTATAAAGAATTTGTGAAACAACTATTTCGTTTAGGGTATGGAATAGATAAAATATGCGATACAGATTTTAAGGTCTGTGTTTGTATAAAGTGGGCTGAGGAGGTAGAAAAATGATTAAAGCGGAAGAAGCTAGAAAGTTGGTAAAGGATTCTATTTATGTGAATACATTAGAACACATGCTTGAGGATTATATTGGTCCGACTATTAAACGAAAAGCTGAAAAAGGACTGTTAAACACCACTATCGGTTTTGATGTTCCAGAAAGCATTCACGATCATGGATTACTTATTCAAATGATGGAAAATAGATTGATGAAATACGGTTACGTGGTAAAGAAAATAGAAAAATGTGGAGAAAGAATGTGGACAATTGATATTTCTTGGTAGAATATTTTTCACTCCTTATATTGAGGAGGTGATAAATATGATATTATTATTAGTATTATTTGTGATAATTATAAGTAGTAGTATAGGAGCTAATATTTAGCTCCTATTTTTTTAAGAAAGGAGGTGAGATTATGGAAGACGATTACTTTAATTTCTTATATTTTTTTGCTTTGGGTAGCAAGTATAAACATGATAAATACTTGAAAGATATTTGCTGGAGATTGCATCATATCGACTATTATTGGACTTTGAAAATGGACGAAAATCGTATGTACGATGGCGAAGAAATGCGAAAATACTATTTGGCTGACGATAACGGATATTTGAGTGATTATGATGATATTTACGACCCGGACATATTTCCCCAAAAAATCACCGTTTTTGAAGTTTTGGTTGGCTTTTCTAACCGTCTTAGACGTGATGTAAGTCGCTCTTTCCCCAATTCCAAAAATAAGTGGGGAATAATTGGAGTAATGTTATCCAACATTTTTTTGGTGTTAGAGTCGAAAAAAAGTGGGGAAATTGGGGAAAACTTGGAATCTATCATTGATAATTGGATGAGGACTGGAGAACTTGGAGTTATATTTGACAAAAGTGGGGAAAGACACATTGGAATATTTGGGGAAATTGGGGAAAAAGATGAAGACTTGCTCACTCAAGCGTTTAATTTTATCAATTTTGGCTAAAATATTTGGGGAAAATGGGGAAAAATGGCTTTTACCCAAAAAAGACAAAAAATTGGGTCTTTGTTTATATATATATTTATTTTTTATAAATTAACTATAAAAAAAGTGGGGAATTGGGGAAGTCCTCAAGTTTTTGGGGAAAGTGGGGAAAATGTTTTTGGGGAAAGTGGGGAATGCTAGAAAGGAGGAAATATGCTTGATTTTTTAAGTTTTGACGTCAAATATAAGAATGATGTCACAATTATTAAACCTAAATACAAAGTCGGCAATGTTAAAGACATTATGATAAGGGGTTCTGACTTTTATGCTATTTGGGACGAAGAGAATAAGTTATGGAGTAAAAGTATATTTAGAGCGATTGATATTATCGATAAGGAATTATTTGAATTTGCTAAAAATTTTAATAGTGATAGAATTAAGTATATGACTTTGGACGATTCATCTACAAAATCTATAGATGATTTTAAAACTTATTGCCAGAGACAGATGAATGACAATTTCGTAGAGTTGGATACAGAGTTAGTGTTTAATAATGATAAGTTATCCAAAGAAAGATATGCAACTAAGAAACTCAGATATTCTTTAGGTGAAAGTTCAACTGATGCTTATGACGAATTGGTTGGAACATTATATTCTGATGTAGAAAGACAAAAGTTTGAATGGGCTATAGGAAGTGTTATAGCAGGTGATAGCAAATGGATACAAAAGTTTGTTATATTTGTTGGTGAAGCTGGGACAGGAAAGTCTACGATATTGAATATTATAAGGCAGTTGTTTGAAGGATATTATGGAACGTTCGACGCAAAAGCTTTAGGCAATCCCAATAATACATTTGCTTTGGAACCTCTTAGAGCAAATCCTTTAGTAGCCATTCAAGATGATGCAGATCTTGGAAAGATAGAAGATAATACAAGATTAAATTCATTGATATCTCATGAACCTTTGGTAGTTAACGAAAAACGTAAAACTCAATATGAAATGAAGTTCCGGTCATTTATATTTTTGGGAAGTAATAGAGAAGTAAAAATTACAGATGCTAGAAGTGGTATGCTTAGAAGAATTATAGATGTTGCTCCTACTGGCAAAAAGGTTAATCAAGTCAAATATTACGAGTTAATGGATAAAATAAAATTTGAACTTGGCGGCATAGCTTACAAGTGTTTAAAGTTTTACAATGAAAACAAAAGACTTTATGATGGATATTTTCCAGTAAGGATGATAAGAGCTACAAATCATTTTTATGATTTTATAGAAGAACAATGGATTGATCTTCTCATGGGTAACGATTATGTAGATCTTAAAGATGCTTGGAGTGTTTATAAAAACTACTGCGATTTCGCAGCCGTTCCATATCCTTATAGTATGCAGACTTTTAAGAATGAATTAAGGAATTACTTTAAGGATTTTATAGCAGATGGTAAAGATGTAAGTGGAAAGCATATTAGAAGTCGATATATTGGCTTTAGATATGATAAATTAGGAATAAATAAGGAGGATGATATTTGTAATGATGAAGACGAAGATTCGTGGTTGAATTTTAATTTTAACAATGAAGGTTTTGTAAGTGTGTTTGATATTTTAGCAGCAGATTTTCCCGCACAGTATGCAAATCCTATAAGTGATGGTCCATTGAAAGCTTGGGCTAATAATGATAAGAGATTAAAAGATATTTCAACAGAAAGATTGCATTATGTAAAAGTTCCTGAAAATTTTATAATGATAGATTTTGATATTAAGGATCCTGATACAGGAGAGAAATCGTTCGAGTTAAATTATGAGGCTGCAAAAAAGTGGCCTAAGACATACGCAGAATTAAGTAAGTCTGGAGCTGGTATCCATCTTATTTATATTTATGATGGAGATATTAGCAAGTTAGAAAAGTTATATGGTCCTGATATAGAGATCAAAACTTTTCCTGGTAACGCGTCTATGAGAAGAATGGTTACAAAGTTTTGCAATTGCGCAGTAGCAACTATAAGTAGCGGTTTACCATTAAAGAAAGGGGACAAAAAGATGGTAGATAAATTTATATTTACTAACGAGAAATCAATAAGGACGATGATTGAAAAGAATCTTAGAAAAGAGTACCATCCAGGAACGAAGCCGTCCATAGACTATATTTACAAGATCTTGGAAGATGCGTATGAAGATTCTAAGAGACCTGATGGTCTTGAGTATGATATTACAGATCTTCGTCCGAAGATATTAGCATTTGCTAACAACTCTTCGAATCATTCAGAGTATTGTGTGAAGCTTGTTTCCAAAATGCATTTTTGTAGTGATATCGACAGCGGAGAAAGTTTTTACAAAAAGAGAAGAGTTGATAAGAATAACGATGATGCTCCTATTATATTTTATGACGTTGAGGTTTTTCCTAATCTTTTTGTCATAGTATATAAGAGCCCTGATAGCGAATGTAAAAGGATGATCAATCCTACAGCTGAAGAAGTTGCTGAGTTGACGAAGTTTCGTCTTATAGGCTTTAACTGCAGACGATATGATAATCATATTTTATATGCAAGGATGCTTGGATATACGAATGAGCAGTTGTATAATCTCAGCCAGAGGATTGTAAACGATAGCAAAAATTGTATGTTTCATGAAGCATATAATTTGAGTTATACAGATGTTTATGATTTTGCATCTGCTGCTAACAAGAAAAGTCTTAAGAAATGGGAAATAGAATTAGGCATACATCATTTGGAGTTAGGACTTCCTTGGGATCAGCCAGTAAGTGAAGATCTGTGGGAGAAAGTGGCGGAATATTGCTGCAACGATGTTATATCTACAGAAGTGGTTTTCAATCATCTCAGAAGTGATTGGATGGCCAGAAAGATATTAGCATCTTTAAGCGGACTTACAGTCAACGATACTACTAATTCTCACACAACTAAAATTATATTTGGAAATGAGAAGCATCCTCAACATGAATTTATGTATAGGGATCTCAGCAAACCTGTTACATGGTTACCAGAAGATGTCGAAGAATTTTTAAATGATAAGTTTCCATATATGATGAAATGGTGGAGAGAAAACACAGATTCTCTTCTTCCATATTTTCCTGGGTATACATATGAAAGAGGAAAGTCTATATATAAAGGAGTTGAAGTAGGTGAAGGCGGATATGTAGAAGCGTTGCCAGGAATGTATGGATATGTAGGATTGATGGATATTGCATCTATGCATCCTCATAGTACGTTGGCTGAATGTTTATTTGGAGCGGCATATACTGGAAACTTTTTCGATTTAGTAAATTCTCGTATATTAATAAAGCATGAGGAATGGGAAGAAGTTAGCACTATATTAGATGGTAAACTTGCTCCATATGTAAGCATGATAGAAAATGGAGAAATAACATCTAAAGATTTAGCTAATGCACTTAAGACAGCTATAAATTCTGTATATGGTTTAACTTCTGCCAAATTCGAAAATCCTTTCAGGGATATTCGTAATAAGGATAACATTGTAGCAAAAAGAGGCGCTCTGTTCATGGTCGATCTCGCAGAAGCAGTAAAAGCTAAAGGATGGACCGTAGCTCATATTAAGACAGATTCCATAAAGATACCTGATATTACAGATGAGATAGTCGATTTTGTAATGGAATTCGGTAAGAGATATGGCTATACATTCGAGTGGGAAGCAACGTATGATAAAATGTGCTTAGTGAATGATGCAGTTTATATTGCCAGATACAGAAACGATGATGGAAGTGCTGGTAAATGGACAGCGACTGGAGCACAGTTTGCAGAGCCTTATATTTTCAAAACTATGTTTTCTCATGAGGATTTAACATTTGATGATTATTGTCAAACAAAGTCTGTGTCTACTTCTATGTATTTGGATATGAACGAATCACTTGGAGAAGACGAACACAATTATATTTTCGTAGGAAAGGTTGGTTCTTTCTGTCCTATAAAAGAAGGATGTGGTGGAGGAGTTCTGCTCAGAGAAAAAGACGGAAAGTATTATTCTGTTGGTGGAACAAAAGGCTTTAGATGGCTTGAATCTGAAGTTATTAGAAACAACCATATGGAAGACCTAATAGATATGTCATATTTTGCCAATATGGCTGATGCGGCAGTATCTACTATTGAGGAGTTCGGATTTTTCGAATGGCTGGTTGATCCGGCTCCTTATAATAGCACAGTACCTTTTGGAACAAAACCGGATGAAGACTTTTCAAAATATATGAATATGCCTATAGATCCGGAAGATGTAGTACCTTGGGAAGAAAATTAAAAAGGAGGAAAATAAAATGAGTGAAGTAAAGAAGTTTTATGATGTTGATGGAAGGGCTATAAGATTTAGAAATTTCGAGGGAAAAGCTGCTCGGTTCAATGCAGAAGGAGATAGAAACTTCTGTCTTATTTTGAATGACGAGGATGCAGAAGAGCTCAAAGCAGAAGGGTTCAACGTAAGATATTTGAAACCCAGGAACGAGTATGATGAACCTTTAGCATATTTGCCTGTAAAGGTTGATTATTCTAAAGGTCGCCCTCCGAAGATCGTGCAGGTAACAAAGAGAGGAAAAACAGAACTTGATGAAGAGTCTGTGAGGAATCTTGATTGGGCTGAGATAGACAAGGCTGATATTTCTATTAATCCTTATCATTATAAGACAATGGATCGTGAAGGAATTAAAGCATATTTAAAAACAATGTATGTAACGATAGTGGAAGACGACTTCGAAGATCGTTACTATGATATTCCTGATAGCGCAAGATCTTCAGATGATTGAGTTATATGAACATCAAAAACTTGCTATAGAAAAATTGCATACTGGCTCCATCCTTGTTGGTGGAGTCGGTACTGGCAAGTCTTTAACTTCTTTGTCTTATTTTTTTACTAAAGTATGCAATGGCAGTATAGATCCATATTTAAAACCTGATAAAGTATGCGATCTTTATATTATAACGACAGCTAGAAAGAGAGACACTAAAGAGTGGGATTTGGAATGTTCGCATTTTTATTTTGACGAATGCGGAATAAATGTTATAGTGGATTCGTGGAATAATATAGTGAAATACAAAGATGTTAAAAAACAATTTTTTATATTTGATGAGCAAAGAGTTGTTGGTTCTGGAACTTGGAGTAAAATGTTTATTAAAATAGCAAAAGCTAATAAATGGATATTATTGAGCGCAACGCCAGGAGATGTATGGAACGATTATGTTCCAGTATTTATAGCTAATGGATATTTTAAAAATAGAACTGAATTTAATAATAAGCATGTTGTTTGGAAACCATTTACTCCATATCCGATAATACAAAATTATATTCATACTGATGAATTAGAAAGATATAGAGATGAAATTATAGTTTACATGAAATTCACGACCATAGCAGAAAAAATAGAAATAGTTGTGGAATGTGATTACGATAAAGAACTTTATAAAGATATTTTAAAGAATAGTTGGGATCCATGGAAAGATGACATGATAAATGATGCAGCAGGTATGTCTCAATGCTTACGCAAAGTTACAAATTCAGATCCATCTAGAATAAGAGAGACTGCAGAAATAGTAAAGAAGAGAATAAGAGCAATTATATTTTATAACTTTAACTATGAATTAGAATTGTTAAAGAAGATGTGTGTTGATAACAAATTTATATTTTCAGAATGGAATGGTCATAAGCATCAGCCTATACCTGATTCGCAATCTTGGGTATATTTAGTTCAGTACATGGCAGGAGCTGAAGGATGGAATTGTATTCAAACAGACACTATTATATTTTATAGTCAGAATCACTCGTACAAATTAACAACACAAGCTGCTGGAAGAATAGATAGGATGAATACACCTTTCTCAAAATTATATTTTTATAAGTTAACATCTAAAGCGAACATAGATAAAGCAATAACACAATGTCTATTAAACAAGAAGGACTTCAATGAAAACAAGTACAGTGAATAATTATATTTTTGGAGTACCCAGTTTTTTCACGCCTTATAGTGAGAGGAGAGAGAAAAATTGACTTTTTAATTTTTCATATCCTCTTATATTTTTTATGAGAAAGGAGAACAAACATGAAACAGGAACGTAACTATCAGTCTGATCTTATTCATAGAATCAAAGATAGATATCCTGGATCCATAGTTCTTAAAAACGATGCTTCTCATAAAAGAGGTATTCCTGATCTAACTGTGCTTTATAAAAACAAATGGGCTGTGCTAGAATGTAAGCAGTATGATAAAGCATCGCATCGTCCTGGTCAGGATAAATACATTTCAGAAATGAATGCTATGTCATACGCATCATTCATAAGTCCAGATAATGAGGAGGACGTTTTTAATGAGATGGATGAAGCATTCGAGATTAGAAGGACAACACGCGTTTCTAGGAGCTAGTAAATATTCTTGGCTCAACTATTCCGATGATAAATTAATAGAGTCTTACAACAATTTTATAGCTACTCAAAAAGGAACTGAACTTCATGCTTTAGCTGCTCAATTGATAAAGCAAAAAGTTAGGTTGCCAAAAACAAAGCAGACATTTAACATGTATGTTAATGATGCTATAGGCTTTGATTTAAAGCCAGAACAAATCTTATATTTTTCTGAAAACTGTTTCGGTACTGCTGATTCTATAGGCTTTGATGATGTAAAAGGATATTTGAGAATACATGATTTAAAGACCGGTATCAATCAGGCTTCCATGCATCAACTGGAGATATATGCTGCTTTATTCTTTTTGGAATATGATATTCCAATTAACGACATCGACATAGAACTTAGGATATATCAGAACGACGACATCATAATAGAAAATCCAGGTATAGAGGACATAGCACCAATCATGGATAAAATAATTACATTCGACGAAATAATAGAACAATTAAAAAAGGAGAGTGACTATGAATCATGATTATATTCTGTACAGAAGAAAAGATGAATTGAAACACACAGGAACAAAACGTCATTCTGGTAGGTATGATTGGGGAAGTGGAGAGAATCCTTATCAGCACGAACCTTGGTTTGCTGGTTGGGGATCGCTAACTCCTAAAGAGCAAACCGAATATGCTAAGTCTTCTGGTATGACTTTAAAAGAGATGCGCTATAGATATGCTATAGGAAAGTCTATGGAAAAAGCAAATAAAATAGCACATGCAAAAGAATTGAGATACACTAAGCAGATGTCAGTTAAAGCTATAGCTGAGAAGATGAAGGTGTCTGAAACTACAATAGATAGTTGGCTCAAACCTTCCGCTGAAGAAAACGCAAGACAGATACAAAAGTTATCTGATCAAATAGCTGATTATGCAGGAAAACATGCTGCTGTAGATATAGGAAAAGGTTGTGCTACAGCAATAGGTATAACTCCTACGAAATTGGAAACTGCTATACAGTTATTAAACGATAAAGGTTATTACACAGTTAAATGGGATCAGGAACAGCAGACTACTACTCATAAAACACATAGTTTAGCATTAGTTGCTCCTAAACCTGAATGGAAAAACATGACTGACGCCGAGATAAAGAAAGACGCTTATAAAACAGTTATGGATAACATCAATGACGTTGCACTTCCATTCGAAATAAAGTATAGAGATGACATCAAAACAACTGTATCAGGTTTCGATATACCAAAATCTATGCCTTCTAGTAAACTTGAAGTCATCTACGCAGATGATGACAGATATGGTGGAAGAGATGGATTGATTGAAGTTAGAAGAGGTAACCCTGATTTAGATTTAGGTGGTAACTATGCTCAGGTTCGTATAGCAGTTGATGATACTCATTACATAAAAGGTATGGCTTGCTATGCGGACGATCTTCCTCCTGGAAAAGAGATTAGAGTGTATAGTAAGCGTAAGTCTGGTACTAAACTTAAAGGTGTTGGGGAAGAGAAAGCTGTTCTTAAACCCATGAAAACTGATGACAAAGGTGAAGTAGACTTAGAAGATCCTTTTGGCGCACAGATAATGGATCAAAAAGGATTTATTAATAAAGTTAATGAAGAGGGAAGTTGGGGTGATTGGACTTCAGCTAAGACATTAGCTTCTCAGGTTCTTTCTAAACAGAGTCCAGAGTTAGCAAAGAGACAGTTGGATCTTAGAAAGACAGAATTTCAAGAACAGTTTGATGAGATAATGAGTATAACTAATCCAATAATTAGACAAAAGAAGTTAGAAGATTTTGCTGAAGAGTGTGACAAGGCAGCAGTTCATCTTAAAGCTGCAGCTTTACCTGGTCAGTCAGTTAAAGTTCTTCTTCCTATTCCTTCTTTAAAAGTTGGTGAATGTTACTGTCCTATGTATAAGGATGGAACGAAGCTCGCTCTTATCAGGTATCCTCATGGATCGAAAGCAGAGATTCCTATAGTTACTGTTAACAATAGTAACAAAGAAGGAAAGAGAGTTCTTACTAACGAAGCCGTTGATGCAATAGGTCTTAATCCTAAAGATGCACAGAGATTGTCAGGTGCAGACTTTGATGGTGATACAGTAGTTGCTATACCAAACAATAAGAACTTCATAGAGTCTAAGCCTGCATACAAAGCAATGGAGAATTTCGATACAAGTGATTGGCCTGGTTATGAAGGAATGAAACCTATAAGTCATAGTCATCAGCAGAAGATGATGGGTGTTGTTACTAACTTAATAACAGACATGACATTGCTCAATGCTAATGATGATGAAATGGTTAGAGCCATAAAGTTTTCAATGGTAATCATAGATTCTGAGAAACATAAGCTCAATTGGAAAGGAGCATATGAAGAGTATAGAATTTCTGAATTACATGAGAAGTATCAAGGAAAGAAAACAGGTGGTGCTCAGACAATCATATCGAAATCTTCAGGAGAAAAGCATATAGCAGAAAGAAAAGAGTATCCTATCATAGATCCTAAAACTGGACGTAAGACATATGAGAAGACTAATAGGAGAAGATCTGTATTAACCGACCCCAATACTGGTGAACCAATCATAAGTGCTAAGACAGGCAAGCCAGTATGGAAGAACTTAGCTCCTTATCAGAAAGGTTATGATCCAGAAGGTGAATTAGTTACAGAGAAAACTACAAACATGGCAGACACGGATGATGCATACACATTAGTGTCCAAGTTTAAGCACCCAATGGAGATAGTATACGCGAACTATGCCAATGACATGAAGGCTATGGGTAATAAAGCTAGACTAGAGTCCCTTAAGATAGAGGATACGCCATACAATAGTGAGGCTGCTAAAATTTATGAGAAAGAAGTCAAGTCTTTAAAAGAAAAGATTGACAATTCAAAAGTTAATGCAGCATTGGAGAGAGTAGCACAGAGAGCGGCATCAGTAATAATTAATGATAGGGTATCCAAGTATCCTGAAAGATACAATAAAAACACAACAGATGGCAAGAAGCATTTAAGCAAACTTAAGTCACAAGTTACGAATAGAGAAAGAGCAGTTGTTTGTAAACAGAAACCTTTTGAGATTACAGAAAGAGAATGGGAAGCTATACAAGCTGGAGCTTTGAGAAAGACAGACGTTAGAGAAATAGTAAATCGAGCAGATTCCACAATCCTTAACAAGTATGCTTTGCCAAAGAAAGAGAATCCTGTCGCACTTTCTGATGGAAACATAGCTCGTGCTAAAGCTATGCTCAATTCAGGATTCACACAGGCAGAGGTAGCTGATGCATTCAACATATCTCCTACTACCTTAAGAAACTTAGTTAAACCTAAGAAAGGAGAATGAGATTAATGACTGAAGAAAGAGAAATAAAAGAATTCATGTTGTCTACTTCTGACAATCCTTATAATCCTTTTACTGATTTTAAAAATTGGTTTAATTTTGATGTCATGAAAGGTTATAACACTTGTCAATACTTAGACAAAATTTGTGAAGCAACTGATGACTTAGGTGATAGGGAATTAGCCCTATCCCTCAATGAGGCTATAGAAGAAGCTTTGTATTTCAACTTAACCGGTAATAGGATTAAAGTAGAAAAACCAAAAGATTTAGATGAGCAAACAATTTCTTGATCAAATCAAATCGAATCGTTTTCAATAATTCAACAATTCAATAATTTTGTCTCAATTGCTTTCCACTTCAATAATTTTAAAAAAGGACATCGATCCATAAATTTGTAGACAGGGGGAGGGGGTCAAAAATCACCCACCCCCCTCTACTT